TACCCAAAGCGATGTAAGCCAACCTTCGATCACGACTCCAGTTCAGTTTCTACAAAACTGGCTTCCCGGCTTCGTTAAAGTAATCACAGCGGCTCGTAAAATTGACGAACTCGTTGGTATTACTACAACAGGTTCTTGGGAAGATCAAGAAATTGTTCAAGGTCTCTTGGAGCCAATTGGTAACGCCGTTCCTTATGGCGATTACACCAACGTTCCTTTGGCATCTTGGAACACTAACTTCGTTCGCCGTACAGTTATCCGTTTTGAAAAGGGTATCAAAGTAGGTATGCTTGAAGAAGCTCGTGCAGCTCGTATCCGTATCAGCACTTCTGCTGAGAAACGTGCTTCCGCTGCTTTAGCTCTTGAAATCCAACGCAACTTAGTAGGTTTCTACGGTTTCAATAATGGTAGTAACTTGACTTATGGTTTCTTGAACGATCCAGGTCTACCAGCATACGTAACAGTTGCTGCAACTGGTACAGGTAGTTCTACTTTGTGGTCAACTAAGACTTTCTTGCAAATCATTGCAGATATTCGTGTTGCAGCCGCTCAGTTGCAAAATCAATCTCAAGATACCATTAACCCAGAAGATGTGGAATTGACTTTGGCATTGCCAACAATTAGCTACCAATATCTGTCAGTAACTTCTGACTTCGGTATTTCAGTTCGTGATTGGCTTGCTAAGACTTATCCAAAACTGCGCGTTGTTTCAGCTCCACAGTTGAATGCAGCAAACGGTAGCGCTAACGTATTCTATCTCTATGCCGAAATGGTAGCTGATGGTGGTAGTGATGATGAGCGCACATGGGTGCAAGTAGTTCCTGCTAAATTCCAAGCTTTAGGCGTGGAAAAGCAAGCTAAGGCATACGAAGAAGATTATGCCAATGCAACAGCTGGTGTATTGCTTAAGCGTCCTTATGCTGTAGTTCGTTACTCTGGCATTTAATTGATGTAGAATGGGAAGACGGGGGAAACTCCGTCTTTCTTAACATCAAAAAGGAAAATTAAAATGTCAAAAAACTATGTGTTTTCAACTTTAGCCAATGACCAACTTTACACAAATTGGATAGCTGGCGGCGGAGATATTCCTATTAAAGGACATGCTGTTCTAATTAAAGGCGGAACAGGTGTAGCAAACGATCGATTGATTACTCCATTAGGCGTATCAACAGAAATTACCGATTATGATTTAGAAGAACTTCAAAAGAATCCTTCATTCAAAAATCATGAAAAAGAAGGATTTATAACAGTAAAAGCTAAAAAAGCGGAAGCTGAAAAAGTAGCTGCTGATATGAATTTGAAAGATGAGTCAGCACCATTAACTGATGCGGATTATCAAAAAGAAGATGGCCCAAAGGTAGGAAACATCTAATATGACGTCTATTACACCAGTCTACAACGACGAAGCATTTCGGAACCAATTTCCTCAATTTGAGAATACTACTTTGTTTCCTCCTGCTCAACTTGAAGGTTGGTGGACTATGGGTACTGCGTATATCAACATAGATAATAACTATCCTTGGAATTTTCAATCTAAACAATTGCAATTAGCTATTGATCTTATGTGTGCCCATTTAGCGGCATCTTTTAGTCTTATAAATGCAGGAATTCCTGCAGTCGTAGTACAAGGTTCGGCCGAGGGTACAGTTAATGTATCCCTTGTGCCGCCTCCAATTAAAACAGCTTTCGGTTGGTGGTTAGCTACTACTCCGTATGGCAACCAATTAAGAGCTTTATTACGCATTGTAGCTAACGTAGGTTTATACGTTGGTGGTAGTCCAGAAAACTTAGGATTCCGTAGGGCCGGCGGGTACTTTGGATGAAGCAATTAAATCTCGATAAAATAAAGCTTACGCTTGAGCGTGTGCCGGAAGAATTTGAGAATTTAGTTGCGCAAGTAGGTTTTCCATCCGGATTCAGTTATGAAAATGGAATGACAGTTGCTGAAGTGGCGGCAATCAATGAGTTTGGCGCTCCAGCAGCTAAAGTACCAGCAAGACCTTTTATGAGACCTACAATCAAAAATTACAAAGATGATTGGGTTAAACAAGTTGCTAGTGATATACCAAGAGTAGTTTTAGGTCAACAAACTGCTTTTGATACTTTGGAAAAATTAGGTAGAGTAGCTGCTATGAACATGAAAGAGCAAATTACTAATACTAATTTTCCTCCCAATGCTCCTTCTACTGTAGCAAAAAAAGGATTTAACGCTCCATTAAGAGATACCTTTTATATGAGAGATACAGTCCAGAACGCAGTTAATAAAGCTGGTTCAGATTTTACTAAAGGCTAATAATGAATCTGCGTGGCATTGCTAATAAATACATTCAAGTAACCAATCCCAACCAAGAAATAAATTGGGTACAATCAAACGGTTATATAACTGATGATGCTGGTAAAAGAACGCCTAAAACTATTACTTTAACAGTACAAGCACAAATACAAGCATTAAGCGCTACTGATCTAAAGCATATAGATGGTTTAAATATTAACGGCATTATGCGTTCGGTCTATATGTATGGTAATGCAGCTGGCGTAGTTAGAGCTGATCAAATTGGCGGAGATATTTTGGTGTTTCCGGAAACTCCAGGAAGTTGCAATAAGAATTGGCTTATTACCCAGGTTATGGAAACATGGCCTGATTGGTGCCACGTAGTAGTAACTTTACAACAGGACTAATTATGCAAATCAATGTAGGAACAACCCCCGGTCAAGCAGCAAGTGCTGAAATTGCAATAGATTCATTTGGTAATGCCATTGGTGGTATTCCAACTTATTCGGTGGTGGCATCTGATCTTATACCAGTAGCTACGGCTACTGACATTTTTCAATTAGTTGGATCTGCAACCAAAACTATCAAAATTACTCGTATTAAAATGTCCGCTGATTCTACTGGTGCAGCTGAAGTAGATTTTTATGGATACAAGAGAACTACTGCCAATACTGGGGGAACGATTACCCATCCAACACCAACCAAATATGATTCTTTAAATTCTGCCCCTACGGCAGTGGTAAATCAATATTCTGCAAATCCAACCACTTTAGGTACTGGCACTTTGTTTGCTGCTACTCAATTTGTTTGTCCTTCAGCTTTGACTGGAAGTGGAATTCCCATTTTCCCTATTGATACCTCTTTTGGGATAAGAAACAATCAAGCTCTTATATTACGAGGAGTTAATGAAAGCATTAGTATTTCTTTAGGGGGTAATGCAATTCCCGATGGTCTTACAATCTATTTAACTATAGAATGGACAGAAGAATAATATGTCAGTTGTTTTGGATATCAATGATCAAGACGTATTTACAGTTATGAGGACTTTTTTAAAAAGTTTCATTCCTACTAAAGTACAAATTGTGCAAGCCCAAGACAATAAAGTCCCTATGCCAAAAGGTGGTTTTATCACCATGAACAATACGGGTATGGATCGCTTATCTTTTAACATAGATAACTATCAATCTGTAGTTCAAGGCAAAACAGTTTTAACCCCTACGAAATACTCAATGCAATTAGATTTTTATGGTCCAAGTTCACAAATTTGGGCAGTGGAAACTATGGCATTGTTTCGTGACGAATATGCGACTCAGATTTTTCCGTCAAATATTCAACCATTGTATGCAGACGATCCTATCCAAATTCCTCTTATTGATGGAGAAGCACAATATGAGCAAAGATGGAAACTGGTAGCCAGTTTACAATATAACCCAACCCTATCAACTCAGCAACAATCGATGCAAGCTGTTGATATTGGACTGGCTCCAATAGATCAGACATTTAAACCCTAGGAGAATTTATGAGTACCATTCCTTTTTCGCAAGTAGTACAAGTAGTACCTTCAGTCTTATCGGCTAATGGTATAGCAGTTGATCTAAATGGTCTAGTGCTTACTCAAAATGCTCTAGCCCCTTATGGCACTGTATTAAATTTTGCTGATGCCGCAGGAGTTCAAAGTTATTTCGGAGCCAGCTCAGACGAAGCTACTGTTGCTAGTATTTATTTCAATGGCTATCAAAATGGCACTCAATTGCCCGGTAGTTTATTGATGACTCGTTATCCAGAAGTAGCTATTCCTGGTTGGTTACGCAGTGGCTCTATGGCTTCTGTAACTTTAGGTCAATTACAAACCTTTACTGGTACTTTGGCAATTACTATTGCCGGCGTAGTTCAAACATCCGGAACAATCAATTTAAGCGCCGCAACAAGCTTTAGTTCAGCAGCTTCTATTATTCAGTCCGGATTTACTAGCCCTGGCTTTACAGTGTCTTATAACTCAACTCAGTCGGCCTTTGTATTTACTACTATTGCTACTGGTGCAACTCAAACAGTTGGTTTTGCTGCAACTAGTACTTTAGCTACTAATTTGCGTTTAACTCAAGCAACTGGAGCTATTGCTTCCCAAGGTGCAGATGCTGGTACTCCTGCTGGCTTTATGGCTAATATTTTGACTCAAAATCAAAACTGGGCAACCTTTATGACTGTTTGGGAGGCTTCCCTTACAGAAAAAGAAGCATTTGCCCAATGGAGTAATTCTGCTTCCCCCCGTTGGTTATATGTTTGCCAAGATTCAGATGTTAACGTTTTAACCGCTAATAGCACAATTACTTTTGGTAATTATTTGCAAGTAAATCAACTTATTGGTACTTGCCCAATTTATGGCAATTTAACCCACGCAGCTTTTGTTTGCGGTTTTGCTGCTTCTTTGAATTTTAATCGTTTAAATGGTCGTGCAACTTTAGACTTTAAATCTCAATCTGGCTTAGTACCTTCTGTAACTAATTCAACTCAATACACTGCTGTTTTGAGTAATGGTTATAACTGCTACGGTGCATTTGGATCAAATAACCCAGCTAACAACGCTAACTGGTTTACTCCAGGTTCAGTATCTGGTGAATGGCTATGGGCGGATACTTATTTAAACCAAATCTGGCTAAATGCTAACTTACAATTGTCTATGGTGAATTTATTGACTCAAGTAGGTGCAATTCCTTATAACTCACAAGGTAATGGTTTGATCTATTCTGCTGCTTTAGATCCAATCAATTCAGCTAAAAACTTTGGGGCAATTCGTGCTGGCATTAACGTTTCAGCTGCACAAGCTGCTGAAATTCAATACGCAACAGGCGTAAATGCTGCTCCTACTATTGCTTCCCAAGGTTTCTATTTGCAGATTCTGGAAGCTACAGCTCAGACTCGTGCAGCTCGCCAATCTCCTCCTATTACTTTGTACTATCAGGATGGCGAAGCAGTACAACAAATCACTATGGCTTCTATTGCAATTCAATAAGGAATAAATTATGTCAACAATAACCTCAGCAAATTCGGTCCTAACACTTGCCATCAACAATTACTTTCCCGTACCCCAGGTAATTCAGGGTTACGCAGTAGATGATGCTTTTGAAGGCGAAGCAGTTCAACAATCAGAAATTCTAATGGGCGTAGATGGTATTTTGTCTGCTGGTAAGGTATTCGTGCCTTACAAAATGACTATTCATTTACAAGCAGATAGTCCTAGTATTTTCTTATTTGATGCATGGCGTAATGCTCAAGATGCGGCAGTGGATGTTTTTTCTGCTAGCGGCTCAATTACGTTACCGTCCACAAGTATGGTGTATACTTTACAAAATGGCTACTTAACAATGGCAACTCCGTTTCCAGCTGTTAAAAAGACATTGCAACCAGTAGTGTACGAGATTACTTGGCAACGTATTATTGGCGGTCAGATTTAATAAGGAATGATCTAAAAAATGGCTAGAAAAGAAGCGTCATTTGTAGCACAAACAGGCCGTGATAAGGGAAAAGAATTTCTTATTACGGAAATGAGTGCTACCCAAGCAGAAAATTGGGCTATCAAAGCTGTTCTTGCCATAGGTAATGCTGGCATAGAAATACCTGATACTTTAGTTTCTCAAGGCATGGCGGGATTAGTTGCAGTAGGTTATATGAATCTGCTTAAAATCCCATTTGATGCGGCTAAGCCACTTTTAGATGAAATGATGGGTTGTGTGCAATTTATCCCAAGTCCAAATGTTAAAAGATTTTTAATAGAAGATGATATTGAAGAAGTATCAACTAGACTTGCTTTACGTAAAGCAATTTGGAATCTTCATATGGATTTTTTTTTAGGCGAAAAAGAATCGACTTCGGAGTCCAAAGCACAACCCAATCATCAAAACGACTCATTGAGTATCAAGCCACTTCGCAAACGATAGCAACTGTAATATCGTCAAAAATGGCTACATTACATGAATTAGATACCGTTTACGGTGTTGAAGATTTATGGATACTTATTGAAATTAGTGCTGTAGACAGGCATAATGCCTCTTTAATGAGTTCTAAATAATGGCTACTGTAATAGATTCGCTGCTTATAGAACTGGGGCTTGATGCCTCTGGTTTTGATAAATCGCAGAAGAAAGCGGTTGATTCTCTTAAAAAAATGGAGGATCAAGCTAATAAGTCTTCCAAACAAAACCAAAAAGGCGCAAAAGAAACTGCAGAAAGTTTCGACAAAGTTACTGAATCGGTAATGAAACTTGGAGTAGCTGCTTTTGGTGTTGCTGGACTTAAAAGCTTAATTACTTCCGTAACTCAAACTAATACCCAACTTAATCGCCAGTCTAATATGCTTGGCATCAACGTTAATAGTTTAGCGGCATGGGGTCAAGCGGTAAAAGCAATGGGCGGTAATGCAGAAGATTTTGCCGCTTCTATGCAAAACATGGAAGGCGGGCTAACTGCTTTTAGTCTTGGGCTTGGTGGTGAGGAAGTATTTACAGGGTTAACTCGTTTAGGAGTTGGACTTAAAAATGGCAAAGTTGATTTATTAGAACTTTCTAAAGCTCTTATTAAAGTTAAAGAAGAAAAAGGCATACAAGCTGCTTTAGCTTTATCAGCTCCTTTAATGGGGGCTGATACCTTTTATTTGCTTACTCAAAGCGTAGATAAAACAAAAGAGCTTGTAGAGCAACAAGCAAAACTTAATAGAATTACCCAAGAAGGCGCACAACAATCTGCTGCTTTTACGGAAAAAACTGTTGCTTTAGAAACATCAATGATGGGGTTAAAAAATTCCATCATGGGTCAAATGTACCCTGCTTTAAATGAATTAGCAGACATAGCTATTTCTGCAATGGAAGGCTTTAAAGGTCTTGACACTTCCCTGGGTGGAGCAACATCTAAAGTAGCTGCATTTGAAGCCGTAGCGATCCCTTTAATAGCTATAGCAGCTGGTCTTGGTTTAATTCCTTTAGGCGCAGGATTGGGTGTAGCTGCTTTGACTGGAGCTATTGGTGTTGCTGGTTATGGCGCTTACAATTATTTAACTGGTAAAAGCGGTACACCCGCTCCAGGTATGTCCGGAGGTTCTTTAACCCAAAGATTACATAACCCCGGGGGATTAAAATTTGCAAATCAACCAGGAGCTACTTTAGGCGAAGGAGGTTTTGCTAAATTTGAAACCGAAGAAGCTGGAATAGCCGCCCAAAATGCTTTACTAAATAGAAAAGCAAGCCAGGGTATGAACACCCTTAGAAAGCTAATTTACGGATCCAATGGTCATTTGGGATGGCTTGGTAGTCCAAGTGGACAAGACTATAAAGACGCTCCTTCTTATCTTGCAGATATGGTAAAAAGAACTGGAATGAATCCTGACCAAGTTATTAGTAATTGGGATTTAGTCCGTAGAGCACAAGCAGGACATGAAGCCGGTACAGCTAATACAACTAGTGTAAGCACCCAAATCAACACTTTGAACGTACATACTCAAGCAACAAATCCAGACGGCATTGCAAAAGATATGAACGCTGCAATCCAACAAAGAGCAGTAATTGATTATGGCATTGTAGGAAATCAATAATGAGTTTAATTCCATACCCTAATGTTCCTCCTTTACCAGGAGTTCCAGCCATTAACAGAAATTCTGCAGGTTATGTAGGCGCAGCTTTAAATATTGCGGCCCAACTTTTACCTAATAATTTATTTGGCACCAAATGGGCTATTACTGATGCTAGTGGAAATCTTGCTTTAGTTCCTGATTCTTTTGTTAATTTCGAATATAAAAACGAAAGAAAAATTCCAAACTACCCAGTAGAAGGCGGAAGCTTTTCTAATTATAATAAAGTAGCAATGCCTTTTGATTGTAGATGCGTAGTTACTTGTAGTGGTAATGGTTCTATGTCAAAGCAAGGTTTTTTAGCTGCTATACAAAATTATTTAGATTCTTTAATTTTATTGACTATTTCTACACCGGATGCAAGTTATCCTAATTTGAATTTAGTTCATGTAGATTATAGAAGAGAAGCAAGACAAGGCGCTACTCTTTTATTAGTCCAATTATGGTTTCAAGAAATACGAATAGCCCAGAAATCAACTGCCCCAAATACAGCAGAACCCTCTGGATCCGTTACAGTAGATATAGGCCAAGTATCCCC